AGAACTTGTGCGGAATCTTTATTGGCGTTATGGAGACGAAGGGAGTGGCGTCTATCGGGTCGTTCTCAAGAACGTAATCCCCTACTACACAGACTTTCCTGAGCTCCGCAATCCCATCCCCATCGAAGTCTGTTTTGAGATAGGACTCATGTACTAGGTAGCTTCTTAACGCTTCTTCCGGCTCAGATGCGCCAAAGTGGAAACTGGAGCTATTGTCGAAGTCGAATCTCGATTCCCGCTCACTGGGGAAAGTGGCATCATCTTCATCACCGCCTAAATCCTCGGGCTCAAGGTCCTGATCCGGGTACATCTCCCTTAACTCGGATAAGGTCTTCCTTACTCGGTGACAAACAAACCTGGCCTGTGGGATAGCTTTAGCTTCTCGAGAAATCAGGAACTCAGAAGGAGGAACATTCTCTATCTTGATCTTACCGTCTCTTTCTCTCCTCTTGATAACAAGATCGTGCCTTGTCTCAACAACCTGTCCTATGTCCGATTCTACTTCGCGCTCTTCTTCGGTGTGCTGGACGACATCTACGTCGTCATCAGAGATGATAGATTCAACCTCTATATCTGTTAGATCGTAGTATTCTTCCCTCGTAGACTCTTCAGTCTCATCCCACCAGACCTTTATAATGCCGTTTTTAGACAATAAAGCGTCGGTAAACCAGGAATACAGTATTTCAAAGCCCGGATTGTCCTTAGTGAACACATAATTGACGTAATCTGAAGCCTGTTCAGCCATAGGTACGTCTTCAGGGCCGTGGGGTGTGAATTTAACCATATCGTCCCCAGCAGCAAAAACACGCATTAGAGAGGGTTTTATCCACTCTATGGTGTCCTGAACTGTGGAATCTATGAATTGACTCCTCCCCTCTACCTCATTTCCGAAGGGAAGACCGTAGTAATACTCCATAGCCCGCTCTCTCTGCTGGGAAATCTCGTCCCCATAGCCTAAAGAGTCGGTTATTTCCTCCTGTATTCGCGCTACCAGTTCCTCTTCGGTATATTTGTCAGCCATTAAATAATCCCATAATTCCTGTACTCTAAGTCGTTAGTCCATGTTGGGTCTTCCCCAGACACAGCAAATCTCATTGACATTGCGCCATAACGTGTGGCGCTCATTAAGTCATCTCGTAGAGGTACTATTTTCCCCTCCTTGCGATGATACATCCTGAACTCTTCCCACCAGTCCCCTAAAGTAGAGAATACGTGGAACTTGTCAGACTCCATTTTCTGCAGAAGAGCCATGATTCCCTCCTCTATGGAGTTTCCACCCTTCTTCTCCCCTAAAGCTGGGGGGTTTTCAAAGTGGAAAGGGAGCATATTGCACCCTAGATTCCTATACTGGTCAGCCAAGCCGGGATTCCCCATAGAATCTCGTCTATTGCCGTCATGGGGCCAAGCAATGGGGATAAAGTGCGGTCTAGTCCGCATAATGCCTGCATGAATCGCGGGAGAAGCCTTTGCTTGCCTGTAACAGTCATATACATAGAACTCATCCTCATCTCGATCCCATGCAAGCCATACACATGCTGTTGGGTGATCGAATCCAAAATCTATTCCACATATCCTAGGCCAATAATTTGGAATAGTAATGGGGTCTATCATTAACTTCTCTTCACTTATAGGGAAGACTAAGCCACTCCCTATAGAGGGTCTTCCGTATCGTCGCATCTCTCTTTCGTGCGGAGAGTAGGAGGATAAAATCTGTTCCATGACAGCTTCGTTGAGATGCCCTCTTTCCCCCTTCATGGAGAGGACTTTCTCAGAAGCATCGTCCCAAGTGGCGTTATTCAGGGACTGTCCTGGTTTGAGGTTGTTCATGAAAGAAGCAACCGTCTCTGTCATCCCGTTCTCAGGGGTGAAGGTCATGTAAACCAAACCCTTTCTATCAAGGGTTCTCGTTACTGCTTGGGAATAGATGTCCCTGCTTGGCTCCTCATCCAGCCAGATGCAGTCCACACTACGTCCCTGCCACTTCTCAACGCCCATTTCGTAGGCTTTGAAGAATAAAGACGAGTTCCCACCGCTAACATGCCTCACCAGCGCTACTGATTTGGCGTTAGGGACACCGGGTTTGCGTTCAGTCTTTATTATGTGCTTTTTCGGTACAGTACCGGAACCAAACGCCTCCGGGTCATCTGGGGAACCCAATAATTCGAATTGGACAATATCCCTAGTCGTTTCGTTAGAAACACCACCAGCCCATCCCACAATAGGCTGTCTGAACCTTCTTCCCTTCCACCACTCGGGGTATAACCCAGTTAAATGGTAGGACATTTCCATGCTACCGCAATAACTCTTGCCTATGCGGTTAGCAGCCATTAAAAGCCTCTGGTTAGCTATAGACCCTGTTTCGTGGAAGGCTAGTTGGTAAGGATAGGGGTCATAAGCATCTATCCTGTTGTATCTTTCTCTTTGTCGTAATTCCTTAGCTATGCCTACCGCTTTTTCCAGCTCGCTTCTGACTAATATTGATCGCTGCGCCTTGGCGCTTGGCTGCGGACTTACTTGCATAGCATTTTCCGGATTTCCCGTATTTCCATCCTTTGTTCCCGTTCTTTAGAGTGCATTTTTGTATGGGCATTACCTGTACCCCAGTGCTTCGTGTCTTTTCTTGGCTGCGTGTAATATTTGCCTGTTCCACTCAGCGAGGTTTTCGGGCTTTAACTGCTCTAACCAAAGGGTTAGCATACCTACATCGTCCTGACGATCATCTCGCTTTGCTGCCTGTAACTTGTCTACAGCTCTTTTTCGCATTTCTGTGAGCTGGTCCTCTGCAAGATCCCTGTACTCTTGGGTAGACGCCGTTTTTGTCTGGTCGTAGTAGGTCAAGGCCTCGTCTATGTAGATGCCCAGTATGCTAGCGACTCCCGGTTGCCTGAATCGACTATATGCTTCCCTGAACTCTTGCGGCATGAATTCTGAGTTTAGGACAGCAATAGAGGCGTCGTGGAATGCTTCGTGGTGCATTATGTCTCGCCTTACACCCTTATCCATGTTAGAGGTTACTTGGTAGGACTTGTCCCTCTCCACCAATTGACCCGGAACTACATTTGCAGCCTCTTTTGTGTTGCGCCCCCACATATTCTCTGATAAAGCGGTCGGCTCATCCATGTAAACAGCTCCCGCATCACTGGGTCCTTGGTATTCCAGAATCCCAGTGTACTTGGAGGGGTTTCGGTACATGTTGGAGTACCTTGCTATTCCTTTCGGGTTAAGCTGGACTCTAAACTCTGTATCTGCCAGTTGTTCTACGGGGGATAATTTCCTGTCTACATTAAACAACCCTTCTGGCTCTTCTGGAAGAAGCCCTTTACGCCTCTTTGCCATCAGTTCACCAGTTCAGGTATTTCTTCAATCCCTGTAGAGCCTGTAAGGGCTTTCAACTCCCTCATAAGCTCTTCGTTTGACATCTCAGCATGAGAGATGGTCTGATCCACTCTCTCTACGGGTTTGTAACCAGCTCTATCCAGGATGTCCTTTACAGCTCCTAACCTCACGGCTTCGCTAATAGCTCCACTGGAGAGGTTCTGTAGTTGAGCTAAAGCTCCAGGTACACAGTCCTGTAGCATCTTCTTGGTCTTTTCCTCAATCTCTCGAGCAAACTGCTCCTTGAGTAAATAACCCTTCTGTTTAGCTACCTTCTCTGAATAACCAGCCTTTATAGCTGATTGGGCGGCATTCCCACTCTTACAGTATTCCTCTACAAAGGCTTCCTGTTTAGCAGTTCTCATCCAAGCAATCCTGGTTGACCCTTAGAGGCTTCGTACTCCATTGCAATGTTATTGCCCTGTGGTCCGCCTTGTGGGATTCCTGGGGGTAAATCAGGGCCACGACCAGCTCCCATCTGCTCTGCCAGGGCCACTAATTGCTGTAATTCAGCCTGTAACTCCTGTATACGGGCTACTACAGCCTCTATAGGGGGCATTTGCGGTGCTCCACCCATAGGTGGTAGGTCAGGTCCGGGTCCAGCACCCATACCGGGGTTAGTAGGGCCGTATGGTAATGGTTCTCCTCTTGGTCCGATTGGCATAGCTTTTTCCTTTATTATCAAGTAGTTAGAGTGTAATGGTTATTCCCCCCGATGGTGAGTGGGGGTAATATCGAATTTTAATTTTTCACGCAAGGGGGGTGCCCGGGGGGTCCGGCACGACAGCGTATTATAATATGCTAATATACTACTATGCCTCTATTCGAATAGTAGAATATGCTTATATACTGTTGTTGCGTAAATACAACACTGTGGTATTTGTGCAACTGTGGATAACTTCTCCCTGGATCGCGCCTGTGGATAAGATTACCACGTAGATTACTGGGTATTTATACCGTGTGCCGCGCTGGGTAATTGCTGGCGTTGCTCCTGGGCTCGAGTGTGTGTGCGGGGCGGACATTGATACAGCCAGCTAGCCAGCTAATGAGATCCACAGCTACTGACTACCCTACTGGGTAACGTCCTTATGGGACTATCGGACAGTGATAGATCAGGTACTGAATAAGGCCTTTCCGCCGCGCCGGATAGTAACCCCGCGGGGCTATCGAATACGGCCATTCTGGGCCATTCCAGGGCGTTCTGGACCGGTGAAAAGGTAGCCTGTTTATTTTGCATATAAGAGTGCAAAAGAAATCTACCTGTGTCATAATAGCCGCACACCGCGCAATTGTGCCCGGTGAGAAAAGGAAACTAAACAGATGAACACATACTTAGACAACCTGGAAAGCCTGTCCCCCAGTCAGATAGATCTTATGATTCGAGTGCAGTATAACTTCAGCGTAACAGTTAGAGGCCCCCAGATTCGCACGGGCCGCTCACTGGAACGCATGGGACTTGGAAAGGTCCGCGCAGTTCGAGGGACCGACCGTCATGAGTTCCTTGACGCGGCAACATGGGCACCGATCAAGGCCGAGTTAGATAGAAAGAATGCGGCATACGCGGCACACTGTGCTGCTGGCGGCGACTTCCGTGATTTTGAATACACTCAAGCAAATCAGGCGGTGACATTATGAGAAATTCAAAACTACCCGTAACGGTTAAGCGCTGGATAGACGCTAATCCGGATATTGTCGAGACTGTTGAAATCGAAATGGACGAATTCGGCGATCCACACGAGGGACCGTGGTCCGTGTGGATTTACTTTAACCCGGGCTGGATCAACACCCTTACCGAGTGCCACATGATCCATGAGCCAACTGCGAAATGCGTGCTCGAGCAGACAAAGTTTTTTATTAAGCCGTGCAACTGTAACGACTGCCAATTGGAGGTGACATCATGAAACAGTTAACACCGGAACGTATGGAGTACCTGCAACAGATACAGGATCAGGCCCGGCGATACAACGCGACCTCTAAGATTTGGGATCGCCTTTTCGTCGGTATTCTATTAACCATCATTGTGCTCGGCTCGATTATGCTCGGTATGTTAGTTCCGGAGCTGCAGGCCGCGCTGGAGGTGACGAGATGAGACATTTAATCGGTACATCGTTGTCGTCCTGTATTCGCGACATTGTTTCGGGCAAGGTCCTCGAGGACGAGGTGCTGTTGATTTGCACCTCTACCCGGCATGACTTCAGTGATCGAGCACAGTGGGATAAATCGTCAGTGATGTCGATCTATGAAAACACTGAGATTATATTGCGACTCTGGCAATTAGGCCGTATCCACCAGCCGCGCATGGTTAGCCGCGACTACAATCTACACTGTGACGATGAATACTTTGAGCCGCGCATCGATAGGTTATTTCCACACGCTAACTATCGACACAGCCGCTGGTATTCCTTGATGGACCAAACAGTAACCGACGAGGGCGAATCATGAGAATGGAAATGCGCCAGGAATTCCAGGTCGAACTAGATAAGGATTATTTCCTTGACGACAGAGCCGTAAAGCTAGCCGTTAAAACGTACATGGTAGCCACTGATTCGTATCGTGATCCGTTAGGTCCCGTGGCTAAAATAGACAGCGGCGCGATACGCGAAGCCGAGCACAATATGACCTTAATACTCCGGGCATATCACCTCGACGGACTTGTGACGCCTGCCCAGATACTGGGTAACCTAAGAATGCAGGAACTTCGCAATAGTGAAGATCCGGCTATACGTAAATACTATTCACTGAGGACAAAACTATGACCGACAAACGACGACGGAAAACCAAGGCCGAGCGTGAGCTCGACCGCAAGGCGTTAGACCTTGCACAGGCGAAGTTAAACGCCGCTGTGGCGAGTTTCTTCGCCAACGTGTGCGACTATGGCGGCACCTACGGCGATATAGGTGTAAGACACTACGACCGCATGCGGGACGCGTACGGGCGGCTTACAGGGCCGCTCGAGCGCATCAAACAGGCATTCGTAGCCGAGGACACTTTCAACCTGCCCGACGTGCAAAAGCCGGAAACATCAAACAGCTATTTTTATAGCAATGCTTCGATACATCCAGCAGTCGAGTAATCGACACCTGGGGCCTATCCCGGCGACATATTCAAGCCGGGATACCTGCCCGCCGTGTGCATTGGCGGGCTTCTGTTATGCCGAGGGTTTCCCGGTCCGCCTACATTGGGACCGGGTGCCCGAGTTCGCTATCACACCGGATCAGCTATGCAAACATATCCGGCGATTGTCTCGAGCTCAGATCTGGCGGCATTGTGTCGCTGGCGATACCGAGCTCGAATGGTTGCCGCAACTGGTACACGCTAACGCTGGGCGGCCTGTAATTGCGTTTACACACCACAAGCCCATTGGCGACACGCTCGAGCTCCTGCGTGATGCTGTCCGGGGTGGGTTTAACTTCAATCTAAGCGCCGAAGATCCGACGCAAGCCGACCGCCTGGCGGACACTGGCCTACAGGTCGCAACCCTAATCCCAAACGACACGCCGAACGTATCCTATACCCCGGCGGGTCGTAAAATTGTTGCATGTCCTACTGATACCAAACATTTGAATTGTTCGCGCTGCGGCCTGTGCTCTCGAGCCGACCGCAACGTGATAATCGGATTTCGACCTAAGGCCCACAAACGGGCCTTAATCGAAATGGCCGCCCGGGGCCTTCCCGGGTAACTACACGGAGAACACACTATGGCAAACACTGCCAAAGTTCTTACAGTAGATCCGCAGCTTGAAGCGATATCGCAGATATCGGCAAAGGCTGTATTGATGGCCCAGGATATTCTGGCGCTACCCTATCAACCAAGCGTAAATTTCCAACACGTAAACGCCACCTATGGCGCTGCGGCGGATCAGGCTAGAAAACGCCGGGCCGCCGTTCGTGTGATTATGAAGCGCGGCCGCTGCACTCGATACCTTGCAGCCCGGGCTTATGACGGGCTGCGGGCTGCGGGGTGTTTGTGATGTTACCCACGGGGTACAGTGATATTAGTCAGTTGAGCATTCGACTCGAGCGCTCGACTAATACCGCCGACGCGTATGGAATATTCGACGCTATCGAGAAAGTCTGCAAACGTCAAAAGGTCGCGGTCCGTTCGGGCCTTGAGACTACTCGAGACGCTATCGTAAACGGTGAACTCTACGTGCTGCACCTGTTAAGGCGTAAAGATCACGTATCAACCCGCTGGGCTAAGGTTAGCGAAGCCCTATCGACCCACGTCGATCAGGATACATATGAAGCGCTTATAAAAGAGCATTCGACCGTATCCGATCAGCTAACTATTCGCCCCGAGGTCCGGGGTTAAATCAACGGGGCGGGCCTGTTGTGCCGCCCCACTTCAATAGGAATAAAATTATGAGCGCAGAAATTGATACAACTGCAGATGGTACCGTTCGTTTTGCTGGCAAAGTACGCCGCCGCTGGTGGGGCATTGGTAATCAGATTACCGATCCGTACGACGTCGACAAATCGCTACGTGAGGCTCACCTAACATTCCGTTATGAGACTCGAGCTAATGACCTGTTGCTACTGTCCGACGTCGACCAGGTGGACGGCGCTGGCATCACGCACAGTACTCGCGTATACGATACGCGGCCCTCAAAATTTAACCGCTCGATCATCAAGGTCGAGGGCGGACAACCCGAGATGGAGCTCGGACACTGTGGTACACGCTGGACTCCACACCAACCCGGGCAGATGCTGGAATTCTTCCAACATGTCTCGGAACGGGTCGCTGGGGATCTTCAAATCAATACCGCCGGATCTTTACGTAATGGCGGGATGATATTCGCCGCGGCTATGTTTGATCGTAAAGTTAAGATCCTCGACTGCGAAGCCGTCGATATGTACCTTACGTTTTTAACTTCGATCTACGGCGCGACCATTACAGGGTTGACCGGGATACAGGTCGAATGCACAAACACTGCGGAATACTTTATTAATCAGGACACTCCCCGGGTTACCTATTCGCACGGCAAGGCGCTCGACGTTAGGGCCGCGGTGGATGCTATTGGTCTTGTGGATCTCGACGCTGTGGAGCGCCTGTTAAACCGCTGCGCGGTAATTCCGTTCGACGCTAACCAGCGGGCCGGGTACTTTGAAAATGCGCTTATAGGTGATCGAGCGAAGCCGGAGCGTACTATCGAGCGCCGTCGGTCCGATATGAAGCTCGAGCGCGTTATTAATCCGGCCTATAAGAAATGGGACCGGGAAAGCGCTCAACTGCGCGAAGCGTACAGCGACGGGCCCGGGCAGGAATTGCCGAGCCGTCGGGATACCTTGCTCGGGGCGTGGTCCGCGGTAACTGATTTTTGCGATCACCGTCGCAGATCGACCGACGCGGGCCGGGGTGCTCAGGCCTTAATCGGGTCGGGGCCGGATTCTATCCGGTCCATTAAGCGCCGGGCATTGGCCGCTGTATACGAATTGGCGGCCTAGGTGTGCATTGGCTACATGTATTGGGACACTGGGCGTTTATCGCCGTCGCGCTGCTGGCGCTGGTTATTCTCGGCTTAGTGGTCCTAACTTATAACCTTATTTTATCGCTAATTTCTAACGATTAACCGCCGCGCCCGGGGGCGGCAATGCCCGGGACCTCCAATTAGCCCCGCTTCGGCGGGGCTTTTTTTTGGCCCTAGTTTAAGGGCCTAGAAAGCGCCCATATTGGCCCTGTGGGGTCCTGTAGTGTGATCTAAGCGCGTTATAATCTAGGGTACCCCGTAGCACTACCCTGTTTGATTGCGTTCGACCTGGGCGATTCTAGGGCGTTCGTTGTATCCTACCATTTTAGTGGGTAATTGTGGATAACTTTTGCCAGATCTGGGGCTGTGGATAACTTTGTTGCAGAAAAACAACACTCTTTTGCGAAGTGTTGTAAAAAAACAACAGTAGATCCGGCCGAGTATATTAGAATTTAATTATATTCGAACATTAGAATAGTCTAATATTATGAAATTCTTATGCGTTTTTTCGATTTTTCGGGACCCCGCCAGCGCTTCTGGGACGTCCACAAAAAAACATATAAAAAGGCTGTGTCACGATGAAGAATGCACATAAAAAAAGCCGTGTCACGATTCAAAATCCATAGGAGGATATTTTTCTTTTCTCCGGAAAGTTTTGTCTGGCTTGTGAACAAAGCCGCTGTACTTGCTCTGTTTAGCGACTAGATTCCTCGCACGTTTACGTGCTCTCTTGCTCTTGGAGTCCTGCCGATCTTCCATAAGTGTCTTTTTGACCCCCTCTGTGAAGGGGGCCCTCCTAGCTTGTAGGTACCTACGTACCTACATTGGTACTCAAACTCAGTATTCCGGCGTAGATTACATCGTGGGCTCTACGGAACCCTCACCTTCACATTAACCCGGATTCATCCTCGGGGTCATACAGTCGAGTCGAGTCACACCTTTCCACCTGATCCATCCAGCGCTAAGGATGATATTGTCTGTCAGGCAACAGTTCTGGTTACATATATATACCAATAAGGCGTAAGCCTTTGATTATAAAGGCGTAATATGGAGCTTTACTTTTTGGAGAAGCTCCTGTAAACTCCCCTAGTTTCAATGACATAGGAGCTATTGGTAGTTATATGTATGGTCGAGATAAAAACAACAAGGCAAACGACATCCTGGGGAAGATCAAGGGGCTAACTAAGAAAGCTATATATGAGCAAATAAAGACTGGTTCGATACCCAAGGAAACTCTCCTTAACAGGTGTCTGGCACTCATAGAGGCTATTCAAGGCCTTACAAGTGTAACAGTTAGACAGAGGAATAGAGCGCTCAAGGAAGCGTGGGATGTGTACCTGATGCTTACAGACTTCACAGGCCCTGAGAGGCCGGATTATGATTCTACTCGAGAAGTAGGCTTGCACATGGTGGACAAGAACAGTATAGTGGTGGACTATGAGCTTCCTGCCGTCTTTAGAGGGGGCCTAGGTTATGCCCAGGTAAGCTGGAAGCATAGTTTTCATGGGAAGGAAGGGAAGGGTGCAGTCTGGGGGAACCAGTATTGGCAACCCGAGAGAGCTAAGAGAAATGGTAAGAAATCACTTGCAGACACTGACTATTGGGCAGTCAAGAAGATAGGAGAAACACAATGACTATATTAGTAACTCTTACCGCTGATCTTGAGTGTGGTGAAGGGGATGTAAGATTACGTACTGTATTTGACGAGTTAGATGGGCTGACAAGAGCCGACGTTCTAAAGGATTGGATGGGTGAGCTAGAGGTACTGTACAATGACGCGCTACGTGATTGGGCAGTAGAAAGGGAAACTCAAAGCTGAAAGGAGACAGTTTATGGCAGAGAAAGAGAATATCGAGCATGTTGAGAGGTGGTTCGGCTTGATTAACGATGAATGCACAGATATCATTGATTACATAGCTGAATGGAGACGTGATGGTAGGGATCGGGCTGATCTGGACTATCACACTGACCTTATCAAGGGCTGCATTGGGTATCTGAACGATCATCTGGAGGATTTGGAGAATGAGATTGGTAAGCTAAGTAAATCTGAGTTGTAACACCTTATGGGGAATCTTCTGTCCTCTTGAGGGAAAGTCGAATAAACCGACATATAGAAGAGAGGTCTATACGGACGGAAGTTGTTTTAACCAGTAGTAGACGGGTATAGGAGAAACGCTGTGGACGTGTTGAATTCTGAAGTACTGGCTCCCTATTATCAGATAGAGGATGAGCAATGTATAAAGCCTGCGAACGAGTTTACGCAGGAGGTTCTTGATTACTATCTGGTTGGGGAGCACGTTACTGGTGTTGCTCTCCCTTGGGGTAATATAGAAGACAAGTTTAGGCTCAGGAATGGTGAATGCACCATCGTAGGTGGTATAAACTCGAGCGGTAAATCTCTGGCTTGCGGTCAAATCCTACTAAACGCAATGGAGCAGGGGGTTAGTTGTCTCTCTATCTCCCTCGAGATGAGCCCTAAGTCCCAGTTGGCTCGTATGTGGCGTCAGGCCTCTCTCTTGCTGAAGCCCACTATAGACTTTGGCCTGGGATTCAATGCTTGGGCTCGTAACAAACTCTACTTCTTCGACAAGCAGGGTAGTGTGAACCTGGATATGCTCCTAGCCGTTATAAGCTATAGCCGGGACATGTATGGCACCCAGCTTATTCTTATAGACTCTCTTATGACTATAGGGGGTATAGCTAACGATGACTATACAGCCCAGAAGAATGTAGTCTGTCGTCTGGCTGATGCCTGCAGAGACTTGGACTGCCACATCATCCTTGTCTGTCATGCCAGGAAATCTATGAGCATTAGAGATAAAATAGACCGCTTCTCAATCAGGGGTGCAGGAGAACTAACAGATAGGGTTGACAACGTAATACTCCTTGGGCGATACTACAACGATGATCCCAGTGAGGCTGATGCGTACATGGCAATCTCTAAAGCAAGGCACTGGGACATGGCGGAGTGTGAGTTTGACCTTTGGCTACACTTAGAGTCTCTCAATCTCACAACCGAGCATCAACTTCCACGGAAGATAAACATGGACGACGAGGAGCTAGACTCTTGAAAAAGCGCGGACAAACAGTTACACTAAAGAACAACGAGACAGGGCGGGTTGTTGAGGCTAAAGTGATCCTATCCGACAGCAGACAGGGGTACCTTGCAGAAGAGAGCGGTAAGCCCTACTGTGGCTTTCTTGACGCTTGGGCATGGTACAACCTCAACGAATGGGAAGAGGTGCTCACTTAACTATGGATAAGACCTGGAAATCATTTGAACGACGCGTAGCTAAGCGCACTGGAGGGGAGAGGATTCCCGTCTCCGATAGAAGAACTCCTTTAGATGTAAAGCATCCCTATCTTGGGATAGAGTGCAAGTACCGGAAGAAGATTTCTAAGTTCATCAAGGACGCGATGGCTCAAGCAGTAAGGGGCTCGGGAGAGGATTTGATACCCACTGTTATCCTTGGGGAGTACAACAACTCTCAGATGTTAGCACTGGTCCGCCTCCCGGACTTATTAAACTTACTGTCAGCGGCTCTGGGAGACTCTACGCCTCCGCTTGGCGAAGGGGATGACTATGACGTTCCCTCTAACTACGGAGGAACAGACCCCGAATGACATCCCTATACCAAGACTACATTGCTATCTCTCGTTACGCAAGATATCTACCTGAGAAAAAAAGGAGAGAATCGTGGCCCGAGACAGTAGACAGGTACGTACAGTTCTTCTCAGACCACACAGGACAGAATCTTTCCTTCTTGCGTAAGCCGATTGTCGAGAAGGAGGTGCTTCCCTCCATGAGAGCAGTTATGACCAGTGGGAGGGCATTAGAAAGAGATCACGTTGCAGGCTACAACT